TCTGGCTCTGGCTCGTCTTTTGAGGGCGGAGAGTTTTCCATAATTTTTTTAGCTCTTGCTTGTTCATATTCACGCCAGGCTAACCCCCTGTTGTCAGCAAACTGGAAGGTGTATTGACTAGCAATTAAAAGTAATACTGCTAGTGGATCAAAAACAAATATTATAAGAATAATAACCCAACGAACTGCTTCTTCAAGTAGATCTCTAGTAACTTCTTCTCCATATATTAATTCTGCAATATACTTAATTGGTCCTACTTCTGCTTCTAGTTTTCTGTACTCAGCCTCTATATCATATTTTTGTTCTGTTAGTGTATCTATAACTGCATTAGCTTCTTTAATTTTAAGCAGTTCTGCATTAACTATGTCAGTATTATTGTCAGGTGTTACACTTCCTATTTCACTTCTAAGTTTATTAATTACTTTGTTTGAGTCAGCTATTTCCTGTTCAGCAATACCACGAAGTCTTTTAATTTCTACGTTAGCCGCCTCAACAATAGGAGAGTCTTTTGCTTCTATAGTAGCAATAGTTTGTAAAATACTTTCACGTTTTGCAAGTAAACCTTCTCTATAACTTTCTACTTGCTTGGCAGTTTTAGTACCATATGTTCCATCTACTCTTGTTCCTATAATACTTTGTAAACGTCTTATACTTTCCTTGTCACGTCTGTTAAGTAAGTCTGATAATGTTTGTAAGTCTGCATCTATATTAGATATTTGAGCAAGGTATGGTTCTGTCTTCTTGTCTTTACGTTCAATATCCTGTTGTATTATTTTATTTTGTTCTTCTACAAGAGGCTGTATTCTGTCATATGCCGTATCGATTCTTTTTTGTTCTCTATCGATTTGGTCTTGGATTGTATCGTTTTTATTAGCACCAGCATTTTCTACTTTGCTAATCTTTTCTTCAGACCTTGTTATAACTGATTCGTATCTAGTTATTTCAGTTTCTATACGTACTAATTGTTCTGCTGATTCTAAACTTGCACTTGTTTGTTCTATATGTGCTTTAGATAGATATCCAAAGATACCCATTGATGTAATAAACATTAAGACAACAACGGCAATGCTCAGATATGACTTCAGCCACCATGTTGCCTTAGACCAATATTTGTGTAACCAAACCGCGGTTACAAGTTTTCCTACTTCTAATACAGTTCCCATTACCATAATGGGTATAGCGGCCGCGGCAAATATTGCTACGAGACCGGCTATACTGTAATAAATTGCGACTGCTGAAATACTTAAAGCAGATAATAATACTAAAATACCTAATGCCATTGTTGTCCTTATTAAGTTATGTATTTATCGGACAAACTGCCAGGTGTTATCAGTACTGTTAATACAAGCTGTCTCGGAAAAGTCTCTTGTTCTGTTATTATAAACAATTTGACTCATTAAAACCCTACAGTAGCCACTTCCTTGTGGATACGTCATAGACACTTTAACTGCTCCTCTTGCACCTGTATTACCATTATACCATCTGGTTACTTCGCCTGTCTTTAAGTTATTTAATGCAAAGAAAACTGCATTTTCTTGTTGCTTTCTATCATAGTCGTTCATCATAGATGCATTCCATTTAATAGCATTCATAGCAACTGTTATAGTACTATTCCCTGGGTGATAGTACTTTTCCGTACTTGCTATTGTACTATGACTCGTATGATGAAATTGTGTACCTGTTTGACAGGCTGTTAAAAATAATATGCTAGTTATAAGGATGGCTAACGATTTCCCATTCGCCATTAAGTTTTTGACAAACGTAGCCACGTTGTTTAACTGCTTTTCCATTAAGCCAAATATCATACCAGTACTCCCTGCAATCTTTAGCAATATCACTATATGCTAAGAAATGTTTATTTTTCGGATTATCCGTACACTCAGTTACACCTTTACTATTAACACTATTACCATTTTGTGTATTAATGGTTGTAGTTTGATAACAATACTGTGGTTTAAACTGAGCCATTGTTGGATGGTTGTTGTGAGAGGAGCAAGCCGATAGTGTGGCGATTGCTCCTGCCATTAAGATTAAATTCCGCATCTTAGTTCGCCAGTTTAATTGCGTCAGTGGATTTTGCTTCTGCTATTAAGGCATCGAAGATTTCTTTTTCCATGCTTAACTTAACAAAAGTATAAGTTTTACCTTGGTACTTGTATGTACCAGTTTCTTTAGCAACGTGCTCTCGAATTTTAGTGTCAGCAACTTTATAACTTATAAAAGTCGTAGTGTTTTTAGTTTCAGCACCTGACTTATTTTTAAAGTTAATTTTAGTTTCACTGTTTACTGTACTATTAATTCTTTTTGCAAAGTTATTCATTGCAATAGCATACATCTGCTCTTCAGCGGCCTGTTCAAAAATACTTACACCTGCTCCACAAGAGAATACATAATCTTGTTTCCACCAAAACCAGCCTTTTGATCCAGTTTCGGCACATTTTGCATACCATTTAGGTTGTGCATAAGTATCACGTTCTGCAATAGTTGTATAAGATGAACATGCATTTAGCATACCCATTACCCCAATTATTGCTCCTAGTCTTAAAATGCCTTTATACATTATATTGCCTTTCTGTGTGCATTAGTTATTAAAATGATTTCTATCATTATGTTTACATTATACTGTCATTGACTGGGAATGTCAAGAACTTTTGGTTAACCTAGTTGCTCAAAAGTTCTTGTATTTGATTAACCTTTGATATTACTAGTCTTGTGTATCTTGGATTGGTGCTCCAAGGACTTAAATGATTAATCATTTCTCCAAGGTTTGGAGTTCCTGTTGCTAATTGATTTGCTCTTTCTTCTCGAAACTTTTTATATACATCAAGTTCGTTAATGATTCTTATCATATCTTTAACGGACTTACATTTAGTAATGTATACTTTAACTCCCCATTTAGCATCTGGATTGCCCTTTGGTTTTAGTTGTGGTGCCTTTTCGTCCCACGTTCTAATACCAAATAAGTTGTTACCTTCTTTAGCAAACCTACTATTACCATAACCAGTTTCTAAGATAGCCATAGCAATAATAATATGTGCATGGACTCTTTCATCTGGTGGTGTAGATAAGTTAACATAACTGATACATTTATTAACGGCTGTAACGAACTGTTCGTTTGTGTCGTATATCATCTCTGGCTCGTACAATCCGTAATCTAAATATTCAGATTGAACTTGAGCAAATGCATCTTTTGTAATTTTGTTTAATACCAGGTAGTTCGGTTGAAAAGTTCCTGAACCATAAGATATGACTATGGATAAAATCCAAAACAATAAGAAGTAAAATGTTCGTCGTATCTTAACCGGTATCTTTTTCCAAAGTTTTATGGCCATCTATAAAATATATGTGTTCCTATTCTACCGACTAAGTCAAGTTGAGGTGCCCACCTTGGACTTACATAAGTAGCATGGTAGTGAGTTGCTCCTTCTGTAATCCCTCTAAACTTGTTTTCGTTTACAATTCTATAAGCAATTTCTTGTGCTTTACGCCAAGCATCGTTATCTCTAATTGTATCTGACTTGCCATCACAGTACCAAGAAAATTGACACTTGTTTCTTATTGGATTGAAGACTCTCTTGTCTTCGGGCAAATCTTTGTGTTGCTTTGTTTTCCAAGATTCACGAGTTGGTCCGTCCAATACTACTTCACATATTGTATTGGGGTACCGAGCATCGTTTACTCTATTTAAAACAACGTCGGATACGGCAAACTGTCCAGCTACTGGTTCCGACTTGGCTTCAAAATAAATGTTTGCCGCCAAACAGTATAATTCTGGATGAGTTTCCGATGTGTATAGTTCTCCTTCAACTGCGCCTTGTAAAGTTACTGCACCCGCATACGTCATCGGGACCATAAACAATATACAAAACAATGTCGAAGCTAACTTAAACATTAACCTCATATAATATTTAAGCTCTGCCATTAAAATGTAAAATGCTAACATTAGTTCCTCCTCATTTGTGCTATGTCTGTTGCCTGTTTACTGCCTGTTTTATCATCGTCATCCGCAAAAATAGGAACCATATTTGACTTATGCATGGTGGCTATCCCCACTAGTCGTCTGGTTCCAGTATATTGAAGTGAATCTTTCTTTAATGCGGGTGCAAATTGATCCAAGTTTTTAGTCTCGACAATTCTATCAGTACCTTGCTGTGGACGAGTATAAATTGGCTCGGTTCTGTTTATTGAAGTTGCCCTTGGTTTGAGTTCTCCTCTGATATATGCAATGAACGTGTCCAAATCCATTTGCAAATCGTGACAACCTAATCGACGCATATCTTTATTGTGCATCTTTAGTTGCTTACTGTACTTATCAATTTGAGCCAATGATAATTTCTTCTTTTTTGGCTTACGAGTATTGAGAGTTGTTAGCCCTCTTTCTAAATGCATAGTCATAAAAAAACTCCTGCTATTGAAAGTTAATAACTCATTATAACAGGAGTTGATTTATTTGTCAAGAGTTTTGATTAAGCAAATACTCTTCTTCTTGAGATTGAGTATTCGTTAGCAGGTCTTCCTACTTCGCCAGTGTAAATTGGTTTTGATTTAACATTAAAACCAGCTTCTCTGATCTCCCATACTCTTGCGCCAGGTGACATAGCATCCAATTTATCTGTTAGACCTTCTAATGTAAAAGTCTTACCAGTACCCCAGTATTTCGCTAGGATTTGTTGCTTCTGAGAACCTACTCTAAAGTAAGTAGAGCCTTTGTTATTATTGATTGGCATATTGCCTCCTTTATTAAAAAAAGAGCTCGAAAGAGCTCTTATACTTGTTACTAGTCTATCTTTTATAAACATAATAGTATTAATATATTACAAGTTGTGGAGGACGTCAAGTGTTTTGGCTAGATATTCAGTTCTTTTTGGGCAGGCTTAGACTTTTCTAATATCTTTTCCATTTCGTTTTCGGGCACACAGTAAACATTTTGCATTGTTTGTAATGGAAATTCATTTTTAAGTTTCCAAGCAATCATTTGTCCATTTTCTGGTTGCTTTACAAATTCAATACATTGTTCTGATGATGTAAAAGATGGGTCAGTAAAAATATATAAATTAGTTGTTTGTTGAGTATAAGACATACTCATAACTGCTACTAAAAACCAATTAACAATCATTTCATCCTCTTATCTATCCATTTTTTACCTATGTATAGTAATGCTACAACAAGTACAATACCTGAAAGAACTATAGCTTCAGTTACTATATTTCCTGTACTTGAATCTATTTCTATACCTTCTTGACTTACTACTATACGGCAAGTTTCACAATCTGATTTGTTTGCTTTCGCTACACCAGTTCCCCAAAACATTTAGTTTACTCGTTTATACATTTCTTTTTGTCCTATTACTTTAGGATTGCTGTTTTTTTGAAAATCCATTTCAACCATTCCACACGCCAAATAATCTATTTCCATAACTGCATTGTATTTTTCTCTACCATGATCAAGTAAGCCGTTTAATATCTCTGCTTGATACTTATTGTAGAACTCAGTGCATTTGTCGTAAGAATGAAATTGTAACTGCCAACTATATAAGTTTTCAGTTTTACTCGGATCGTTAGTGTATATAAGAGTAGCAAGAAAAATAATTGCTATAGATTTCATTTAGCTAACAATGCCTTCTTTAAGAAGCCTTTCTCTATTAGCCAAGTGTTTCTCTTGTATATCATCTTTTGATTGACCATGGTATTCTACTCCATGTCCTTCTTTAATAAGAATCTTAGTACAGCCAAGTTGCCTATCTTCTGGGCCATAGTATACGTGGAAATCCCCTAGTATTCTACCAAACTTGCCTTTCTTGTCTTCTCCAGATTTATCAATTTCTGTTTTAAGAATTTGTATTGAACCAGTTGGTAAAAGTTCTTTAAGTCTTGCTTTACTTGCCAATCCAAATTTCTTCTCTACTTTATCTCTTGTTCTAGACTCAGGAGTATCAATGCCCATCATTCTTACACGTTCTTTGTGCATCCAAACACCAAATCCTAAATCAATGTCAACATCAACAGTATCTCCGTCAACAACTCTTAATATTTTTGATTTATATTCATACATGCTATTCTCCAAACATATTCATTAGCTCAGGTCCAAAGACACTTGCCGCCCAACCCAATGCACAAATGGTTACTACTCCAAGTACTAGCCATTTCATTTTAAAATCGTCTACGGTCATTTTTAAAGCTATTAATTCGTTACCTAATACTCGTACAGCTACTTCTAGCTTACCTTGATCATCTGCTTGTCCCGCCATACATTTCTCCTTATCATTAACTACTAATATATTTAGCTAAAATGGTAAATAACCGAAAAGGATCAAGCGAATGGCTATAAAACATAGTAAAGGTGTAAAGACAGTTCATCATAAAAAGATGAGGGATGGTGTTGAAGTTAAGCCTTGTAAGTACTACAGACAAACTGGTGGTGCTCTCATGGGCGGTACTATTAACGGCGAACCTATAATGGATCAAGATGGAAATCCTATTCCATGGAGACAGATAGGATATCAGTGAGCTTAGGTGTAAGAAAAATAATTGTACGTTTAAGAATGTGGTATGCTGATTTCAGAGGACATCATGGACACAGATGGGATTACGAACCTGGTGAACACTATCTAGGCATGCGAAAAAGTAAGTACTGGCAAAAGAAATCAAGATAAACGATTTCTTACTGTTTCTATAAACAAGTGAACATGTTCTTCTGGAGTTTCTTTATTAATGCCGTGTCCTAAACCACATACCCAACCAGTAGTATCATTTCTAGACATTTCGTCACAATACTTTTCTATCTGATACATAAACTTATGTTTAGGTAGTAACATCATTTCTTCGTCAAAGTTACCTTGAACAAACCCTTTCTTAAAAGTTTTTAATGCATGAGTTATATCAACTTTACTATCAATGCCAATGCCACCCCAGTCCCCTTGTACTACTTTGTCAATGCATTTCCTGGGTAAGTTCTTACTATAGTAAGCTGTCTGTGGCATGGCTAAAGACATTAACAAAGGAGAATACTTTTTATTAAAAAAAGACGAAGACATATTCTTTAATCCGCTATCGAATACCATTACCTTTTCTGCACCAGCATCAAGTTGTAATGTTATATTACGAACTAGTAAAGGTATAAGAATAGACTTCATATAGTCTAGTTTAAATTCATCAGTTACTCTCGAATCGCCAACGGCGTAATTCATTAGTGTCCATGGACCTCCCACAAAGCCTATTAAACTTTTATGTTTGGGTAGCATAGCTCTTGTTGTTATTATTGCATCTCTTTGGAATGACATAAACCTTAATGCTTCAGGAATGTTACTATGTTCGTCTGCATTTTCTAATGTTAAGTTATGTGCAAATTTAGGACCTGGATCAAACTTTAAAGGAATTCCTAAGCCTTCTAAAGGAAATAGTATATCAGAAAAAAGTATTGCAACGTCATAATCAAATTCATCGATTGGACCTAGTGCAACTTCTCCAGCTAACTCTGGAGTCTTACATAATTCTTCAAATGTGTATTTTAATTTTAAATCACGATAGTGTTGATGATATCTTCCAGCTTGACGCATAAACCATATAGGTGGCGTTTTTTGTGATATCCGTTTACAAGCATTTTTAAATTTTATATTCATTTTATATTATTACCAACTTCCTCACCAATTTGTATATAGTCCATTAGCTTTCCTGTTGCTTCATATTGTTTATTATTAGTATAATTTATCGATTTTAGCATCAAACAGTCTCCTACAATACTCGATATTGCTCCAACGGCTGTATGACAGTCGCCATCTATAACTTGTAGCATTTTACGTTCGCTCATTACTGAATAGTACGTATTCCAATGATTTAGTATCTTTTGCAAAGATCTAAGGTCAGGATGGTCTTTACGCATTTGTATTGCTATAACTCCTTGTCCAACACACGGTAACATCTTATCTAAAGGAAATCTTTTAGTAATCCTGTTTTCTAATCCTAATGCTTCTAACCCTGCTACTGCAAGTATAATTGCATCGTACATTCCTTCGTCTAATTTACGTAGTCGTGTATCAATGTTTCCTCTAATAGGTCGTACATTAAAAGGAACATTAAAGTTTTCTGTTAGTTCTGCTATTCTTCTAGGCGAGCCTGTTCCAACTTTTGCATTAGGAAATAGTACACCTATATAACAATCTCTAGGATCTTGTCTTTCAAGTACAGCAACTATTTCAAGACGTTCGTCCATCTGTGCAGGTAAGTCTTTAAACGAATGTATTGCTAAGTCTATTTTTTTGTCTATTAATTGTTTTTCTATAGCAGAAACAAATACACCTTTACCACCCATTTCGTGTATAGGTTGGTCAGCTTTAATATCGCCTTGTGTTTTTATTTCGGTTATTTTTATTTCGGGCCATGCCTGCGGAAGTAGTGCAACGACTTTATCGGCGTATGCTAGAGCTAGTTTACTTCCTCTTACACCAATCTTCATGTTACCTCCAATTTTAAAGTGCAACTTTTCTGTTGCTAGGTAAGTTGCCAACCCCGAGCAATTACGCCGCTAAGGCGTAATCCTCATTTACGTAGTTCTTAAGTGAACCGAAGTCTACGAAAGAAAATACGTTTGATACATTATCGTTTGCATCTGTAACGTGTCTTCGCGTTAACCGAGCTTAGATCCGGACAACTCCACTTTCCTATTACCTGCCTGTCGATCCTATTTCACCCCCATCATAAAGACACTAAACTATTCCGACTAACTTTAAACTGCTCTTTTCGACGTCTATCTGAAAATCTAAATCTTTCCTTAGTATTCCCCATCCAGCGATAGGTAGTACAAAGTGTACATCTTACTGTACGTTTACTAGCTTTTCTTCCTTTACGTCTATACTTTGCCATCGTAGTGTCCTTATGGTGGAGGTGTCGGGTATCGCACCCGAGTCCAGTACAGCGTTCGAATTGCTTCAACGTTGCAAGTATATTTATAACATACTTTAACTACAATGTCAAGTAAAGAGTGTAGGCCATGTAGCAAGAATAATGAGCCATTTGGTCAATTCCTTGAATAATCCAAAATGGTTTGGTATCTTGTTTGATATCATTCGTACGTACATAACGAGTTTTGGTGTAATCTATGGTGAAGTGTAAAATAGTATCAACTATTCCAATAATGATTGCTAATTTGTAGTCGATAAAGAAAAGACAACTAATAAATGTTAAGACCCCGTGATCGAGTGCATGATAATATCCTTTTGGTGTCTTTAAGTCTATCTTGTCGCCGTGTGCAGGAGAATATCTACTCTGTAGAATTAAATCTGCTAGTGCGTGTTTTATCAGTAGTGCGAAAAGAAGCCAGTCTGGATGCAATATCTCTAACGGGTTTAGGCTCACTCGGCGGGTCCTCCTTTATAATTACTTCCGGAAAAAGTTCTGGATACTTTGTCTTGAATAACGACATCCTTAGTTTTAAATTGCTGACTCTCTCCTCAGAAGACATTTCTGTTAAGTCATCCGTCATAAAACTATTTATCGTCTAATTTTCTGGAACGTGAATTATTAGAATATCGGTAGCGACAGGTTTGTCGGCGTGATCGGTAATGGTATATTCAATGTGCATACCTTCAACAATCTTTTTAATTCCTGCTTTTCTGAATTCTGATACGTGAACGAACAAATCCTTTTGTCCATCGTCACGAGAAATAAAGCCGTAGCCTTTCACGTGATTGTACCATTTAAGTTTACCTTGTTGTGCCATGTTTCTTTCTAGCCCTTGTGTTATTAGTTATGGCGAAACAACAGGTCCCGCCATAACTATATTTATTACATATTGTTCTTTTTATCTTGGATCTCAGCTCTTCTTGCTTTTGCTAATTTCCCCATCTCCCCTAGAGCTTTTCTTGCTCTTGCGGCAGATGCTTTTACACCTTTAGTATCAAACGACTCGGCTTCCTTTAAGTAAGCCTCATATTGTGATTTGATCTGTTCATGTATGTCTGACATAATTTATCTCCTTCTACTTTAATTGACAGCTAGTTTAAGCCCTGTTGTTGATTCTATATACTGCTTAGCCGTTTTATCTGCTGTCTTCGCAATAAAAACAACGTTACTAAGGTTAATTAGCATTTCAGTATCCATGCTGACTGTTAAAGAGAATGGAACCATTCCAATTCCGTCTTTCAACATAGTTAAAGCCATTGGCTTCTTGACTTTAATAGAATCTTTGTTTATCTGTGTTACACGGCACACAACTTCTTCCCCAGCTTGGGTTTTAAAAGTTATTGTATCGTTTACTTTGTAATCTGGATTTTCTACTAACATATTTTTATTTTATCCTACTGAGTAACCGGAGCCGTTGAACCCTGTGTTTTCAATATATTCACAAAGTTGTTCCCAGCCTCCTATATAAGTATCACCTATAAAGATTTGCGGGGCTGTTCTTGGCTGTGGTAGTCCTTTTTCTTCGAAAAGAGTGAACAATTCGCCTGGTTGAATATCTGTTCCAAGCAAATGTTCTGTATAAGGAACGTTTAGTTTATCAAATTGTGCTTTTGCTTTAAGACAACTAGGGCAATGTGTCTTAGAGTAAATTGTAACTTCTTGTTTATTCATTCTAAAGAGTGAATCCTTTCAAAACATCTTCGTCTACGTCTTGTTTAATACCACCAATTATGTAACTTTCAACTTCAGTTTCTTGTGGTGCAACTTGTAATCCTGCACTCGAAAGCCAATGTTGTGTCCACGGTAGTGGGTTATTGTTTAAAGATCTGTTATAGATAGTTTTTAAACCAAGTGCTTTCAATCTCTTGTTAGCAATGAATTCAACATAGTGATGTAATAGTTCTTCATTCAATCCTATAATTGCTCCATCCTTGAACAAATGATTTGCCCAAGCCTTTTCTTCATCTACACATTCTCTCCACATATTATAAACTTCTTCTTCGCACTCCTTTGCTATCTTTGCCATTTCTGGATCATCTAATCCTTTTTGCCAATTCTTCAAAACGTGTGTAGTTAAGTTTAAATGTGTAGCTTCATCTCTTGCAACTAGTGATACAATCTTTGCTGAACCTTCCATGTTTTTAGATTCTGCAAAAGAAAAGGTACAAGCGAATGAAACATAAAAACGTAAACCTTCAAGTATATTTACATTCATCATAGCCAAGTAGAGCTTCTTTTTGACTTCACGCATTGATCCTTGCTTACGTTGAAACCAATCTTCTGCCGCTAATGTAAATGCATCATAGTTTTTGGTTACAGATTGAGCTCTTTTTAGAATTTCTTTATCGTCCAAAATAGTATCAAATACTTCAGATGGATCTGGATAAACATTTTTAATAATGTGTGTATAAGAACGTGAATGAATTGTTTCAAAAAAGTCCCATGTAACAATACAGCCTTCTAGTTCTGGAATTGAAACGTATGGTAGAAATGCTAAACTAGGACCTCTGCCTTGAACACTATCTAACAATGTTTGGTATTTTAGGTTAGCAGTAAAAATATGTTTTTGCTCTGGTCGAAAGTTAGCATAATCTGCTCTGTCTTTTTGCAAACTAACTTCTTCAGGTCTCCAAAAGTAACCTAGCATAGTTTGGTTAAGTTTTTCGAACTCCGGAAACTTGAATACATCATATCTTTGTGTATTTTGATCAGGGCCAAAAAACATTGTGCTCTTTGTAAAATCAATCTTATCTTTATTGAATACGGTCTTCGCCATTAAACTTCCTTCCTATATTGTACAAGCTTCACATTCTTCTTCTTCGTTGTCCACACGTAATTCGTTTTCTTGTGGCTCAACTATCTTCTCGGCTGGCTCATCCACCTCGCCATCTGTTTTATAGTCATATGTATTTTGGTAGTATGATGTTTTCCAACCATACTTGTATGTGTTTAACAGATCTTTCATCATTATACTCATAGGTACTTCGTTATTGTCAAAGTGGGTTGGATTATAACTCCAGTTACCACTAATAGCTTGATCAAAGAACTTTTGCATTACAGACACTATATTAATATAGCCATCATTGCTAGGCATATCCCAAAGTAGTGTGTAATGATTTTTTAAAGTCGTATACTGCGGAACAATTTGCTTAAGAGGCCCTTTTTTACTTTTCTTAACGGACAAGAATCCTCTAGGAGGCTCAATACCGTTTGTGGCATTCGACACAACGGAACTGCTCTCCGAAGGCATTTGTGCGGACAATGTTGAGTGCCTAAGACCGTGTTGTCCAATAGCCTCGCGAAGATAATCCCAGTCATATTTTAATGTTATTGAACATACTTCGTCCAACTCCTTCTTATAAGTGTCAATTGGCAGTATACCATCACTGTATTTAGTGCGATCAAAGTAGTCACATTTTCCTTTTTCTTGTGCAAGTTTATTACTTGCTTTCAAAAGATAAAACTGAAATGCTTCTGTTAGTTCGTGTACTTTTGTTAATGCTTTCTTATCTGAGTACTTACAACCATGCTTTGCTAGATAATGTGCAAGACCAATGTATCCTATTCCTAGTGAACGTCTAGCTTTTGTGCTTATCTCAGCCGCCTTAATAGGATAGTTTTGATAATCAATAATCTCGTCTAATGCTCTTACAGCTAATTCAGCTAGTTCTTCTAGGTCATCTAATTCTTTTAGAGTTCCTACATTAATTGCACTAAGAATACATAAAGCAATTTCTCCATCTGGATCATCAATATGTTGTAGTGGCTTAGTAGGTAACGTAATCTCTTGACATAAGTTACTCATGTATACAGGATCTTTAAAAGAACTATGTGTATTACAATGATCGACATTCATTATATAGATACGTCCTGTTTCTGCTCTTTCTTTAATTAGTGCAGAAAAGAGTTGCATTGCAGACATAACTTTCTTTTTAACTTTATTATCTTTTTCATACTTTTCGTATAGTTCCTTAAACTTTTCTTGATCGTTAAAGTAGGCTTCATATAAGCCTGGAACATCTTTAGGTGAAAAAAGAGTTATATCGCCTTGGGTTAATAATCGTTCGTACATTGTTTTATTAAGTTGAATGGAATAATCCAATTTACGAACACGGTTGTCTTCAGTGCCTTTATTATTTTTTAAGACAAGTATGTCTTCAATTTCTTGATGCCAAAAAGGAAAATGAACTGTAGCACTACCGCCTCTTACTCCATTTTGTGTGCAACATCTAACAGTTGCTTCGAATTTTTTAAGAAACGGAATTACACCTGTGTGTGCAACTTCTCCACCTCTTATTTTCGAATTGATTCCTCTGATACGTCCTGAGTTGATTCCGATCCCTGCTCTTTGGGCTGTGTATCTACCAATCGACATATCACTTGCGAAGATACTATCAAGGGTATCGTCACTGTCAACAAGGACACACGAAGCAAACTGTCGAATAGGTGTGCGGACACCGGCCATGACTGGCGTTGGGATATTAATTTTAAAAAGTGAGGTCGCATCGTAGTATCTCCTTACATAATACATTCTATCTTCTTTAGGATAGTTAGCGAATAGTGTAGCCGCAATCATCATGTACATGTGTTGTGGCGACTCGAATACTTCACTAGTACTTCTATCTTGGCACAAGTACTTGTCAACTATTTGCCTTAGTCCTGCATAGGTAAAATTTTCATCTCTATTATGTTTGAGATACTTTTCCATCTGCTCAAACTCATCTTCAGTATACTTCTCTAATATATCTGCATCGTATACTGAACGGTTAATATTTCTTTTGACCATTTCTAGTAATGGTACTTTTTCAAATCCACCAAATACGTCTTTATAAATTCCGTAAAGCAATAATCTTGCCGCAACGTATTGATAGTTGGGTTGGTCTAACGAAATTAAATCGTTAGCTGATCTAATTAATAAGTCTTGTATCTCTCTTGACGACATTTTATCTGCAAACTGTATGCCTGCATTCATTTGCACCAAACTGCTAGAAACTCCAGTTAAGTTTTCACAAGCATAGTTTACTACTTTGTGAATCTTTTGAATATCTAATGGTGCAGTTTTGCCGTTTCTTTTGATGATGCTGAGGTCTGTGTTCATACTTCTTTCCCTTTGTGTGTAATACTTAGTGTATAGGTGGCATACTGTAAATCTTTTGTGGTATAACATTTGCGGGAAGTTCCTCAACTGTTGTTACTTCGTTGTTATACCCGATTACAATAAAGTTATCCACATACACTAGATATAATAATTTACTTTTCTTGTTCTCTTTACTGATATATATCTCGATTTGAGCTTCGCTAAACCTATCGGTTAACTGTAAAGTATATGCCGTAAGTTGTGCAATTTCATACTCAGTAAATTCGGTTTTCTCAATGAGATGCCAAGGTTCTATTTTAGCCTTAGGATCCCATGCATTTGTTTTTTTCTTAGCTGATAATGGTAGTTTTCTAACAAATTGTAAGACCGCGTCGAATGGTCTTGGGTGTAATTCTAATGTTTCCCGTAAGTTTTTCCAGACTTTTACTTTATCTTCAAATTTTAATTCGAGCATTACCCTAAAACTTTAATTTTATAGTTGAAACTTCCTGTATCATTTGTAGTAGAGTTTAACATAGAAACTATGATTGTGTCAACCCCTACTTGTCCATTTGTGTTTACCATAGCGGCTGTAAACTGGAGTGCCGTCTCATAATTAGCATCTCCTTGGTATTCGTGATCGTCAATAAAATTTAGTGTATTATTACCAGTATCTAACTGAAACGTCATCTTACCACTTCGTTGTGCGTTAACTAAGCCACTATTATAATAGTATTCAACTTCATAAGTTTTAGAAACATCGCCTGGTAGTCTAAAAAAGTAAGTTGGTGATGATTGCTCTGTCACGTTAAGCGACATGAATCCACCTATTCTTGCATTAACTTTGCCTTTAATTTCTGATATGTATGGAAAAGATGTTAAGTAAGTTTGGTTGTTAGATAAATCGTTTGTTCTTGAAAAAATGTCTTCAACTGAATTATTTTGTGTTACATAATCAATTACAGGATATTGGGCATTGCCTTCGTTTCCGCCAACATTACCAACTCCAGTAAATTTATTATGTGAACTAATATTGTCTACGCCTTTGATTATATTAATAGCCTCTTTGTCAATGTCTTCAAATTTACATTGACTAAATGTGTTTCTACTTGGACCTGTTGCTTGTCCTTGTGAACCTATAGATGTATTTTCTCCAAAGTATACACCACGTCCACAAGATGCAACAAATGAATTATTAAAGTTATTGTCGTATGCATCGTCGTCACTTCCAATTCCTGTACTAAATCCATTTATAGATATGTGATCAAATTTATTTTTGTGTGTTCCTACTAGAGTACTTAAAGATCCCATTTTAATTGCGGCATTAGTTGCAGTAATAGCTGTACCTGTTGTCCAAGGACCTGTAATTTTAATATCACTAAAGTTTCCTTCTTTACAACTCTGTAAAACTATAGCTGGATTTGTAGTAGATATAGTAGCGATTGTAAATCCTGAAAAATGTATTCCTGATGCTTGGTTAAGAGTTGTACTAGAACTATCATCAGCATAACTTCCTGGAGTACTGCTACTGTTAACAGTTTGAAATGCTGAAGCACTATTGGTCATATTAAATTTTGTTTTGTCCCAACCTTCGCCTATTAAATTAGCAAATGGAGGAAGGTAAATTGTTCCTGATATTCCATATACACCTGCTGGAAAATGTAATTTTACTCTACTTCCTTCTGTACCTTTAGTTGCACTATTAAGATATAATTGGTCTATAGCTCTTTGTATTGCTACAGTTTGATCTGTTCCGTCTCCGATACCACCAAATGACTTAATGCTTACTATTTCATCTAGTCTTGCTTGTAGTGTTCTTTTTATTGGTGAAGTTGCTGTTGTTCCTGTTTGAACTGTTGTTCCACCTAAGTAAGTGTAGCTATCTGCTAATGTAAACAAGTCGTCGTGTTGTGTAATAATTTTTGTGTTGCCAACTGCTGGTGCACCTTCTGCAACTGAACCATTACCTATGTATAATTCTCTTGCATCAACAGCCCAACCTAATTCACCACCTGATAATTGAGGAACTCCAGAACCTTGATTCTTCTGCCCTCTTCTTATTTGTATTCTAGATATCTGTACGACTGCCACTGTTAAACTCCTTATTTTATATATTTATGCGAACTTGTCGTAATACTGGTAGACTCGATCCCACCATTTTGACTCCCAATGTTTAAAATCGTCAGGCCATAAGTCAAATTGTTGGTAATCTAGGTCTCTAGAACACATGAAAATGTGTCCTTCTTGTATATTTGTATCGTATATTTCGTTATGTGCTAAAGCATAGGCTACAAGTTGTAGATAGTAATCATCAACCCACTCTTTCTTCTTAGGTTTATTAGTTTGCTTAAAGTCCATTATAGCAGGATTGTTATCGTAAGTACCAACTAAATCTGTAGTTCCAGCATAAATTTTAGGATGATATAAGTTAACTTCACTACCCCATATCTCTGTTACATGACTTTCTAAAACATTTTCTCTAATCTGTGATGCCATTTTGTGTGCTTGTTGAGCATACGGATTAGACCCAGCAGAAGGCCATGCAGGCCAGTTTTCGATATAATCTTCTAAGTATTTGTGCATACGAGTTCCAACGCCAGCGGCTTCTGTTGTTATCTCTTTTGCTTTTGCTTCTCCAACTCTTTTACGCCAAGCTACTAAGTGTGTTTTATCTTTAGTAGCATCTAGTATAGTTGTAACACTTGCTACGGCATTACCGTCTGGACAAGCATATAGTCGTTTACCTTCGACACTTTGCCTTTTTATTTCTTTGTAGTCGTACTTTTCTGTAATTAAGCTCATTACTCTCCTATTAGTCCTTCTAATGTTTTTAATACTTCACTACTTGTATCTTGTAAAGGATACTCAGTTTGTATTGCTTGTTTAATTGTATTCCGTGTATAATCTAATGCAAATCTTTCGCCTGTCTCTGGGTTCATGCCTGTGTTTACTAAAAATACATTTGTGTTATGCTGTTCTACTTTATCTATAAGCATATCACTGTATACTTTTACATCTCTTGGCATAAAGGGTGATCCATAGCAAGGAGAGAATGTACGTTTTATTTCGTCATCACCTGCTTCTGTTCCTGGCATTTGACTAGTGTATCCTGTTTCAAAAAACTTACGAACTGTATCGCCACTTATTCTGCTTATAGATGGAAACACACCTTCGGCATCCATAGTTAAAAAGAATATGTTATCTGCATGATCAAAGTTACTCCGTTTATGATAAGCATTTTCTACACAGCTGATAGGGTAACTTAATCTAGCATTTAAGGCATCAGGATTTTCTTCAACTAGTGTATCCCTTCTCCTTGCTTCTTCTACTGCATTAAAGATTGTAGGATGTGTTTCAGGTGTTAAGCCTTCGCTTTTAGCATAGCAACCTGTTTCGATCATTCTAATGCCCATGTTACTCCAAACTACTTCATCATCGCTAATAAGTTTATAATCAGGATCACTTGATAATGTAGTTTTACCTGTACCACTTAACCCAAACATAAGATTAGTAGTATTCCTATATGTAAATGCTCCACAATGCATAGGAAGTCTATCATACTTTGGTAGTACAAAACTTATAATACCAAACACACCTTTTTTAATTTCTCCTAAAAATGTTGTACCTGCAATGAGCAATAGTTTCTTATCTAAATGCACATATATTTTAGGTTCCATTTCGATGCTTGTGTTGTGCCATATAGTCCAATCCCCATGTTGGTCTTCAGCAGTCACTTTAAACATGTTCCAAACAAATTGTTTGTGACGTTCGTCGTTAGTATGTATTGTAAAATTAGTTCCTACTGTTTCAAAGTTCATAGGTTCTAAGTAATTTGTTTGTTGTTGTAGTAAAGTATAAAATACCATAAAGTCTTCTTCTTTACCTATTTTATTAAACTTAGGTCTAGTTAGATCTAAGCATCTAGTCCTTTCTCCAAAAAAGTATTTGTTCTCAGGGGATCTACCTGTTGGGTGTGTTGTTATTTTTATGTTTGTCATTTAGTATCCTATAATCCAGTTATATAGAGCTCTCATAGAAATTAGTAGATACATTACTTCCATTAAAGCTCGTGGCGTATCTTTGTCTTTGAATCCAAAGTATACCCACATGGAACACGATACACAACCAATGGCCCAGCCTATCCATTGTGTTTCGACGTTCGCATTCGATAAAATAAAACAGCTTATGATGGCTATCAGAAATCCGACCCATCTTGCACCATTTAAATTTTGATAAAATCTAATCTTCATCGGCATCTTCTCCGCAGTAGTGATAGACATAAACTACTGAATTACACGTTGGACACGAAAGATTACTTACTATATCATATTCTTCTTTATCTTCAACGTCATGGTCACCACCCCATATTAATTCAGTGTTACAATGCCAACAATTCATTCTATGTCAAAGTCCCATACTAAACATCTTCGGTTATCTTCGCAAGGATATGATCCATGCCATACTCTATCATCAAATACAACTACTTTACCAGGAGTAGGATGAAACTTGTGGTCATAACTATATCCGTTAGGATCTTGTAATACGGTATACAAACAACCATTGTAAGGATTCTTTTTTGTTGGCTTTAGTTCATCAAAGAAGATTACACTAGATGCAAATCTTTTATTTGATTGATCGTGTTTCTTTGTTGAATGAAAGTGTCCAGCTTGCCAACCACCTGGAAAATAATTTATAGTCCAGGCTTTGTGTTCTGATTCGTTTTCTCTGTCGTGTATTTTTGTTAAAGGCATATCTATTTGTTTAAAAATAGACAAGAACCATTTTTTATATTCAGCTCTTTCTTTTTCCCATTCATTATCTTTAATGGGTTTTTGTAAACCTCTAACCGTGCAGGAGCCTTTACTAATGTCTTCATTAGTAAAATCGAAAAGTTTTTCTAAATCTTTATAGAACGGATATTCAGCTGAGATTATCCAATGTTGGTTTGGAACAGCATAAAACTCAATATCATTATTCTTTCTTAGTAGACTCATCAGTATTCCAACTTTCATACTTGTCAAAGTTTTCCATAAACGGATCCATTGCATAGTAAGGATCTACCGTTGAGTTTGGATCATCTTCTGCTGAGACAGTATGTACTTCAGGTACGTAGTGTTTTATCATATTTTCAACACCCATTTTTAATGTGATAGTGCTACTTGCACAACCACTACAGGCGCCGCCTAGAATAAGTTTTAAATGTCCGTCGTTATAATCAACAAAGTCAATAACACCGCCATGGCCTGCAACTGCTGGCTTGACATTTGTTTCTATTAATTCTTTGATTTTTTTGATTATTTCTTCTTCAGATCTATTTTCTTCTGACATATATTACTCCTAGTACTATTATATAGTATTATTTAATAGATGTCAAGTGTTTTTATGAGTTGAATTTTTTGGAAGCTCTAGAAGCCATTTTGTCGACAGTTTTGTCTTCTGGTTCTGATTGTGGTGCTTCTCCACCTTTTAATACAACACCATTTTCGTCAAAACTGTCAACTAAATCTTGAATTCTTTTGTCGTTGTTGTATGCCTGTACAAAACTCTGTTGATCAAAGTGTTCACTGCCTACGTTGTCTAGAAAACTATTTAAATCGTCCCAACTTACTCTAGTTGCGCCTTGGTTAAGTTTTAAGTGAAGTATTTGGGCTAAACCATCTCTGGTATTAGTAGAAGTTGCGTTGGCTTCCTCTAGTCCTTTTTTTTTGAGTCTGCTAAGAGCAAACCTAATCTTTTACTTAATTCAACGCTCTCGCGTTTGCCCCTGTCGGACATTTCATCGCCTCCTGCGGAAGCACCTGAAGTGCCAAACTCGTCGCCTTCTGGGTCGCTTGGTTCCATTCCTGGTTCTTCGCCGTCGATTGGCTCCATATCCATTTCTGCATCGTCTCCAGGAACTTCATCGCCCATTGTAGCTGGTGCGCCTTCGCCTGTCAAAATGGCTACGCCACTTGTTAAGGCATCTCTGGTGCTCTCCAATGACGTGAATAAACTTTCGAGTGCTGGTTTAACAGCGCCGATAAATTCTTCTGATCGGTCAACACCCATTTCGTCTCTAATTTTATCGCCTATCTCTAGCATAGATTCAGTTTGCATTTCTGCTGTGTCTTCCATCCAGCCTGTGACTCTATCAACCATGTCCTTAGCGGCCATAGTAAGTGCCGCACTTTCTTCTGCACCTTCTTTAAGGTCTGCCGCGGCTTTGTAACGTTTGTCGCCTTTTTTATAATTTTGCCATGCCTTAGTGTTTGACATTTTGTCTGCGTTTGTCACAACCATTTTCTTATCATCTTCTTCGTCTCTTTCAGCAATAGCAGTATTAAGGATGTCTAGGAATAATTTATTTTTTTGGTATACATCGCTATTGTGTACAGATTCAAATTTTTCGTGTTGTTCTACTTGTGATAACTTTGTTCTAATTTTGTTACGTGCATCTTCTAATTGTTCAATTGTAAACTTAGATACATCGATCTTTTCTCCAAATTGCTTGGAAAGATTCTCATTCAGTTTCTCGACTGAAGGTTTTGTTGAAAATTCTCTTACTAGCATTGTTTATTCCTTTTATTAACTATCCTTACTTTTATTTATCAAATATATATCTTTCTATATCCGATAAAGCGGTCCACGCCTTATCGTAAGCTATATCGAATTGTGTTTCATGATGGGGACTATCACTTGTTTTCATGCCTCTTTTTGCATATAAAGCATCCATATAGTACTTTGATACTGTATCATCTAGCTTTATTACAGCTTTTAGGTCAAAATTAGTCTTTTCAACAGTCATTTTTGCTATTGCTAACGCCGCAGTTTTAGTAAACGTAGTACAAACATGCTTATTAGTAGTTAAATTAAAAAGTCTATAGCCGTTATGATGTTTTCGAATTATCATATGCTTTATTCGAATACTATTACCTTTTTCAAAAGGAATAGCAACATCGACTAATCCAGCTTCTATAATTTCTTCTAATTGTTCTGTAAGTTCTTTATTATTGTTGTAGCTCATTAGCTATGACCATTATAGTTCTTCCATCTATTACTTTACTTACTAATGCTTTACGTATTAGAGTCTCTAATATGGAACGTTCTCTTTCGGGAAAACTATCAAATGATCTAGCTTCTTTGCACTTATCAAGCACAGCTTGTTCTTCATTACTTCTTTGGATATGAAATTCAGTTATAAGCTCGTTTATTTTCATACTTTTCTTACTGCCGCCGCTTGAGCTGGTTGTGTTCTAGCGCCGCCTCCTGGTGCTTGTGCGCCTGCCATAGCTTGGATTGCTCCAGATATGTTAGGATCTGATTTTTGTAATACTGTCTTAGGGCCTTGTTTATTTTTTGGATCTGCTAGTGTTACTTCTTTTCCTTGGACTTTATCTACTACTACTTCTGCTCCGCCAATAGCTAACTTTTGTCCTGGTTTAAGTAGTTTGGTAGCTAATTGTTGACTAGCTATTTTTGTTGCTTGTTGAGCTTTTCTATTAATTGCTGTATTAGGAAGTTTAGCAGGTCCTTTGCCCATTTTGTTTCCAACTCTGGACACAATCTTACCTGCAATTGGTGCGGCAACTCTTGCTACTACTGGAATAATTTCATCTATTCTCACTTCATTCTCCTACGTTTTGCAGTTGATCTTCTAGTTGGCTTTAATCTAGTTTTATTTAATCTTGTTAAACGTCTACTAGTAGGACTCATTCTTTTTGTATATCTACTTTTAATTTTAATTAATGGAGATCTTCTAGCTTTAGCTTTCTTCATAGATATTCTACTTGAAACTCTTATAGGTGAACTACAAGTTGTAGGCTTTGCAACAATACGTCCTTTTTTCTGTCCAGATGTACATCTATATTTTCTTACAACTTTGCCTTTGTTTCTACCAAAGACTTGTACTGCACCTTCAGGTATTATATCTGCTATTTGCATATTCTACTCTCTAAAATACTTTTCATTACATCAGATGCTGTTGTAGTAAAAAATCTAGGAGCAACACTATGAATAATAAGTGCTGGCACAAGAAGTTGTAACTTCACTGCTGTCTTCAATGCTGTTATCATGTGTTGAAATCCTGTTTCTCCAACTGATTCTAAATGTAATTTACATTTATTTGATAGCATCTTTATTATCTCCTGTTGGCCAATTGGTACAGTATGGATGTTCTGGTACTATTTTCTTTTCCATTTTAGGAATTGATAAAATATTTTCCAAATGACTTTTAAATTCTTCTGGTTCTAAACGTGATTTAGATTGTTTCTTACTAGTCATTAACTTGCTCTTTTGTTTAATCTACGTAGTGCAATTGAAGCTGGATTTGTACGTTTAGTTCTACGTGCTTTCCTAGCCATTCTAGCACCTAATCTTGCTCTAGTCTTCTTCATTGCCATCCTAGCTTTCATATTAGGAGCCGCAAAACATTGTGCCATATTAGCAACAATACGGCCTTTACGTCTACCGCCCATGCATCTGTACTTACGTACTAGCTTTTTGCCGCGACGTCCCCATATTTGTTTTTCACTAAGGTCTGAGGTGATGATTTCTGTTACTAGCATAACAGTATTTATGTTTATTGGGGGTTAGTTAAAGGAAATTAAGAGAACAACTATTGTGGAAAGTAAACCAGCTACAATAGTACCCGTTGCACCTAGAACTACTTTCATCATTGCTGAGTTCCCTTTGGTGATGTCAGCGTGGATATGCTCCACCTTCATCTCAATTTTCTCAAGGCGTGTTTCTAAATTAATATATCTTTGTTCGCACAAGTCGACATGTGCTTCTAAACTCTCACGCTCTAATTTTGTGGCTCTTGCCATAATCTATATCTCCGTTCCTTTTATTCTCTTGGAAGGGGCCTCGTATACTATGCCTGATTATGTTCAATGTTTTCCTCTACAGCCTGCTCAAATATTATGTTTTTTGCCTTTTTATCTGATGTTCTAAATACGTTATTATTTATCTGTATTGTTTCTTTTAGGTCAGGTATCACTGGTACTAAATCAAAGTCTGCCTCCAGAATATCAAGACTAGGCTCCGTTCTTCCTTCGTCAACTCTTAACTCTAGGCACCATACGTTATGGCTTCCTTTGTATGCAGTTCCGAAGCCAATTTTTTTTAATTTATTTTCTGTAAACTTCTGTAAAGTGGGTGGTTTGTCGTAAAAAAAGTTTGTACCTAACGTCAAAGTCTGTATGAATGTCATGAAGTTGGCTTGCTGATCAATCATTAATGTATTTTTACTATTTGATCGATAACTTTTTGTTTCGGTTATATCTATGAGAGAATAAACTTTCATACATCTATTTACCGGTCATAAAAAAAGGGCTCAAACAATGTGAATGAGCCCTTTAATTGTTTTTAGTAAAAAACTTAATTACTATAATTATACAGCAATTACAAGTGTTTTAGCATTTACAGTAGCGCCTGATAAGTCAACTGAGTCAACTGTACCTAATGCTCTGATAGCCGCTTGTAATGTAGCAACTACAACTGAGTCAGCACCTTCAGTCATGAAAGTCTGTTCTGTGTTTGAGTTACCTAATGGTCCTGCTGACAAAATTGTAGCTGTATTCATGATTGTATCTAATACTGCTTTTTGTGCACCAGCTGGTCCTGCTGAACCGTTGATTGCATTGATGTAATCAATTGTAAAGAACTGTACGTCTTTACCAACTACTTCATAACCTAATGTAGTAGCTGTTGGATTTACTTTTGTTATTCCTGCCATTGTTTTCTCCTATATTTTCTCTTAATGACATACTTCGTTACTCTACGAAGTTGTTATATGTATTTACCAATTATAGGAAATTACTAGCTATTAGGGCTTTTTTTGGCTCGATTTTCGAGTGTTCTTAGCATTTGTACGAATCCCGGGCCTGCTTTTACTATATTATCTATCATAGATATTGCAGGAATGTATGCTTGTACCATTGGGCTAGGAATACTTTTGCCGTCTTTTGCTAATTCTAAAAACTTTTTTGTAAGCATTAAGTTCTTAGACCCTACAAGGTATCTATATCCTGCAAGGTCTTTGCCTGTTACGTCGATGTCAGGTAAACTTACTTTAGGTTCTGGGTCTGTTACTTTGTATACTTCTAAGTCTGCTCTTGAGGACAGTTCTTCTAAGTATTGTATTAAGTCACTGTTTCTTAGTTTTGCTCTTGCCGCGAGTAAAAGTCTAGTTACAGCCTTCTTCTTATCTCTTGTAGATATGCTATTAAAACTAAAGATACTTCTTCTTACAGCCTTGTAATCTGCATTAGTTATTTTTAATGCGCCTTCCATCTTAATAAAAAATTGTCCATCTGTTGAAGTTGGAGTTATTCCTCTACTAAGATTAATTACATATCTGTTAAATGCCATTGTTGGAAAGAACGTTCGTTCTCTTATCTTCTTAGCCGCACCTGGATCTTTAAGTTTATCCTGTGCTTGGTCATCGCCAACAATAAAGTAAACAAAGTTATATAAGTCAGTACCACTTATTCTAAAATGTTTATAGTTGTCGTATCCTGATGTCTTTTTTGCATATCCGTGAGCATAAGGAGCAGTTTGTGGAAAACGTCTTAGTATTTCAAGAATTAACATTGTGAGGTAAGTTCTCTCACAACAATCTGTGTATGTAAGAGTTTTAAGACCCGCAGTATTACGAGTCATTCTTGCTTCATGTAACTCTTGAATGAATTCCATTATGCGTCTGCTACTGCTTTAGCTAACTTGTCAACGCCATCATGGTCGCCGTCTGTGTGTTTAGTAATATCAACGTTGCCTTTTTTGACTTTTTCAATAATACTTTTTGCTCTTTCAACATCAATTCCACTTGCTTTAATCATTGGCCCAAGATCTTTATCATTTTTTCCTGCGTCAATTAAAACTTCAGAAAGTTTCATTGCATCTAGCCATTCTTCATCTGAATCCCATTTAACATCACCTGTTTTAGGGCTTAATGCGGCCTTAATTCTTTGTCCTATTTGTACTAATCTTTTTTGTTCGTCTGTCATATCGTAGACGCTTTTTGGTTGTTCCCAATCGGCATCATGAAGGTCAGTTCTTATTGTGTTAAACTCATCTTCATTAAGCATATCAGTTATTCTCATAGCATTCTCCTATCGTTGTACTGCTCTGTTCGCGGCTGAAAACCCTGCTCTGTTTACTAGTTTTACGTCCCCACCAGGGTGTGCAAGAACGTAACCTTCACCACCTTCTTGTCCTGCGGTTCTAGCTTTAACTGATCCGCCATTACTATCAAGCTGGTTAATGATTCCATTTTTAACTTTCATGATTCCATTTACAACTTCCCATAAACTTGTAAATGCCTGCATGTTCTGTTTAATATATTCTATAATCTTTTGTTGCTTTATTCTACTAACTTTACTAGCACCTAACCATTTAACAAAATCTCTACCTAAGTTTTCAAGTCCAGTATCTACTTTACTGTTTGTGTATGTATAAAGTATATCAGGAAAGTCTGTTACTTTCATTGCTCTTAGTGTATCAGGATTAAGTAAACTATCTATAGCTGAAGAATCTTTTTTAATTATTTGTGCTAATCTATCTAGCTCTGGAAGATCTGGTTCTGGGGCTTGTTCTACTGACACTGGAGGTACAACTAAAACTCTATTACCTATGAATATGTCTGGATCTTGTAACGGAGATTCATTTCCATCTGCATCTACTTGTCTATGTATAACAACGCCTGTTTTAGACTTGCCAATCTTTTTTCCTAAATCACTATTAATATCAACTGCATACTCTACTATGTTTGGTTTGAATACATAATTTTGTTCAACAACTTGCGGAGTATCAAAGTATAGTAAGTCACCTTTAAAGTATCCTCTATAGTCTTGTGGTACTGCTTTTTCGTAGTCGTTGTAAACTTGCTTCATGTTGTTTGCGAATTGAACATAATCTGG